AGGATAACTTGAAGTTGCTCCAAGTGTTTTTGTTCCCTCAAACTGACCAGCCAAATTTGACAAGGCGTTCGCAACAGGAAGTTCCCAACCTGAATTTGTGCGAACACAGAAACGCTTTTGAGCGGCGGTTAACCATGTTGGTTTTGATTCTTCTCTATCGTTATTATTCCAAGTTCCCATTTCGGTTTCTCCTTGTGCTACCTATTTAGCGATTTTCGTTGATGATGTTACGAAGGGTTGATACTTCTTCTTCAGAAAGTTGAGTCAAGAATTCTCGTAGACCCAATTCAATTTCTGATGGTTGTGTTTCTTCCTTCTTCATGCTCTTCATGCCTGCGGTGTTAATACCAGCAGCAGCCTTAGCGGGAGTAGCCAACTTGCTACCCTCAGCACTTGATGAACCACCCTTTGGAGCAGTCTTGCTCTTTACTTCAGCGGGAGTAGCCAATGCAGCCTTTTGAGTAGTCATCTTTACATCAGCCTCAGCAACAACCTCTTCAAAACGAGTAACCATTTCTGGCGTTAGTTGGCAACCGCACTTGGCTACACCTTCCTTGAGATGCTTGCGTAGAATGTTACGCTTGGTTTCCGCGACCATAACACCTTCGGTTAAAGTTGCAAATTCTGCCTTAGCAGCCTTGGCTGCTTCTTTTAGAGACTCAGGAAGTTCAACCTTTATGGTTGTCTTGCCCATGAGAACATTTGAGATGTTATTGTAGAATTCTTTGCTGATTGGTGAGTTGTGCATTGCTGCTCCTTGTATTTTTTACATTCTTACCGCTAGGTAGTATTTAGTTAAATTTATCTGTTGCGTTTCAGCCAAAGATCACCTTCGGCTGCTCTTCTTTTAATTAATCCTGGTAAAACTTCACCTTTAGACTTATTATATTTTGCTAGTGCTGCTGGAACTTCTTTCCAATGATCCGAAGAACTTAAAGCCATAGTTATTGATTCAAACCCACTTTTACCATAAAAACCAGGCCCCACATTATAGGCAAATGAAATCAATGCACTCTGCTGATTGGAATTCATAAGATTCCAATTTGGTATCATTTTTAATTTAGGAATCACTTTTGTATTTACATAGTGTTCCATATACTGATCTGCTTGTTGTTTTGTTATTCTGTCGCCTTGTTTAACAGGTCTACCGTCTGGATGAGTAGTTGATCCTTTACCTATAGTCCAAACTTTTCCCGTTTTATCCCAGTATGCCTCAGTTTTAAATCCTTCATATTTTGAAATTAATAGTTTCCACGCTGTAGTATTTTGATAGGTTTGCTGTGTGGTTTGGGGACGAGGAGGGGTAGTTGCTGCCATTGCTGGCGATCCTATCGCTATGCTTGCTGCTAACGCTGTGGAAAGTAATCCAGCAGAAAGTTTAACTTCATTTACATGCTGTATAAAAGTTTTCATCCCTTCGCTTTCTTCCAAAGATCAGCATCACCAGTTGTTCGGGTTTTACCGCCTGTTAGGAAGGAATTCACTCTAGCCAACGCCCATTGTTGAGGTGTGGTTCCAGGTCTATGTCCACCCTTCCACGCTGCCATTCCTCGGTCGTAGACTTTCTTTAAAATTGTATAAGATATACCAGATTTAGCGGCTTTATTTTTCACCGCTTTAATGCTCTCGTTTATCTCTAGTTCATTTTTTAAATCTTTGAAACTTTTCATTTTATTTCTCCGGATTGTGGCCCCAAATCTTCAGGGCTAATAGTTTGCGAGTTGGTTCGCCTTTATCGTCACGAAGTGGGCCTTTGGCTCCCTTCATGCGACTGATAAATGAAATTTGCTTGTTTGCCCATTTCCAATCGGCAGCCTGCCAATCATCTTTCTTCTTGCCAAGCATTCGGACAATAGCACGAGCCGAATCGCGTCCCGAGGTGATTTTACCACCACCGGTTCCTGCCTTGCCTGCTTCCTTACGCGACAATCCCGCTTCTTTGCCGCCCTGTGAATCAATGAAGTTTTGAAGTTCTTTGGCTCCCATGTTTACAAGTTTAGACCATTCCTTGTAGATACTATCCTTTTCTTCATCATCCATTTCTTCAGCAAGTTTGTTTTGACCAGGAGTATCCTTGGCGTAAGTTTTACGAATCTTGTTTGTACCAATCTCTAAAACTTCTTTAAACAATTTACGAGCCATACTTGCTTCGTCTGTATACTCGTAAAGCATCCATTCAAAATCTTGTTCAAGTGTGGTTTCAGTTTTTGGAGCGTGTATAGAATACATCTCCCGCTTTTGTTCTTGTATGTAAATTTCCCAAGCATCTCGTTCTTCTTGAGTGGTGGTGTTTGATTGAAGTTCACGAGCCTTTTCAATTCTTGAACCAATTTTTGTATTATTGTCTAGTAGAACGGCTTGATCTAATATATCCTGTAGTTCAAAGGCTTCTGATTTTGCTCCAAACTTTTTATCAAATGCTATTGAATACTTGGAGCGTCTTGCACTTTTTTCTGGATCACCGGGAAGTTTTTTCCAAGCCTTAGGATCAGAATCAGAACGAGCCTTTCGTGCAGCAAACTGTTTCACCCTAGCCTTGGCATCTGCTCTACTTAGTCCTGAAACATATTTCTTTGGCAAACCAGTTTCTTTATCCTTTGGAGTTGCCTGCGCCGCCGCTTCACCCAATGCAACCTCTTCAGTTTTTGGTTCCGGCTTTGCCGCAGACATTTCTTTAGGATCCACTTGCATTCCAGTTTGACGCAAGAAACGCAAACCAATCAGAACCTTGTATTCCATATGACTACGGTTAGCAAGAGAGAATTTTACATTCTTGTATTCACGACCAGCAAATTCCACATCCATCAAAACTATTGGACGAATTTCTCGTTCTTCAGTTCCGCCACGCTTAATCTTGATGCGACTAACAATAGGCTCGGTTAAACTCTTACCGTTTATCTTAAACGAGACTGTGTGATTCTTTTCGTTAATCTTTATGTCTGTAGCATCAATAGAATTGTAACCGCTATTGCCTGTATCAATCTTTGCGTTGTATTCAACACCGTCAACAGTAATAGTTTCACTAACTGCCACATTACTAAACAGTTTCCAGTTTGACTTGTTGCTTACATGCTCAATCAAAGCATCCATCAAGCCTTGTCCCTCAACTTCTTCGGTTGGCTTACCGTCCTTGTAAAGTGTGTAAACATTACCGCTTCCTGGCGAAGCGTTCATTTCAATAATGTAAGGTTTGCCGTCTACAACCACATGATCAACACCAACATAATAGCACTTGCTTACTAAAGCAACCTTTTCCACAAGTTCAATCTCTTCTGGACTTAGTTTAAATGCTCCCCCTGAGGAACCCCTAGCAATATTAGTTCTGAAATCGCCTTTAGCCTTGTCACGCTTTGCACAGGCAAATATCTTGCCGTTAAGAACAATTGAGCGAACATCGTTCTTAAATCCTGGCAAAAACTCTTGGAGGATAACTTCTGCACCAAACTTCCATAAAGACTGAAGCACAGAACGCAAAGACTTTTCGCTTTCAATAATTGAAACACCGATGCCTTCTGCGCCTGTAACAGTCTTCACAACAACAGGATACTTTCCACCAATAGACTTCATAGCATTTGCCACCGAATCTTCATCGGAAACAAATGCAGTTCGTGGGTGTGGTAGGTTATACTTCTGAAGGGCTAGAGCAGTCTGCAACTTGTTTGCACAGATCTCCATAGCACCCTTTTCGTTAACCATGAACACACCATTGTTTTGTAGAATTGTGGCGAGACCAATTCCAAGTTCCGAGTTCATTACACCACCACGCACAAAGCATAGGGTATTTTGAGGCTTAATCACAACCTTCTTGGTGTCTTCGCCTTCAGTAATTTGAATTGTAACCTTTTCGCCGCTGGCTTCCATTGAATTAATATGAGCATACTTCATCTTGATTACATGAAATTCTATGCCCTTTTTCTTGCAAGACTTTTCCATCTTTTCAATACTTGAGCCGTCTGTGCTGCCTTCAGCAGAAGTCAAACAAAGTAAAGTTACATTAGATGACTTCTCTTCCCATAACCATTCTTCCTTTAGTTGCATTCCCTTTTTCACAGCCATGAAAATCTTCTTGGCTTCAGCATCCTTCACATGCGCGGGTACACCTGCGCGAAACGCATCAAAGTCTCCGTCAAATACGGCTTTACGCATCTTGGATGCTGACATGCCCTGCACACCTTCTGAATCAGGATCGCGGTCGCCAGCACTAATCACTTTGAAGTCTGAGAACTTGTAGCCCTCGGTACTCTTTGGATCAAGATCAATGTATTGCTTAATCTTGTTGTATTCTGCCATATGATCTGCACCAGTCACGATGCGTACTTTGGTATAACCCGCATCGCTTAACTTTTGTGCAATAGCATAAGGCCCTGCAACCGTCTTGCCGTCCTTGTTTGAAAAAGGCTTTGGCATCAGTTGGAACTTCATCTTGGGGAAAAACTTCTTTAAAGTCTCAAGTTTAGTTTTTGAGTCTAGCGGATTCTTCTTTGAATCTTGCGAGTAGGAAGCGTAAATGCAAAACTCAGCACCAATCTTTTGGGCTTCCGCCAACACCTTGTTTACAAGAACTTCATGTCCTGTGGTTGGTGGGTTAAAGCGTCCAACGCCAATAACAATTGACTTTTCTTTCTTGGGTGCTTCGGTGATGATCTGTGAGAGTTTTTTCACTTCCATTCCTTTGCTAGATTGAAGTTGTTCTTGGAGAACTCGTTGCGATCAACAAGTTTCACAATACTACATGTCTTACCACAAACTGCTACGAAACCTTCAGGTGCAGTTGGACGATATCCATCCTTGTCTGCAATAAAGGTTGAGACACTTTGGGTAAGAGAAAGTTTAGAGATAACCAAACTCTTAGCCTTGGCTATAAGTGCGTGAAGTGCAAATAGTTTATCAATTTGAGAAGCGTAAGCCTGTAGATACTTGGTAATTCTTGCGCCTTTTTCCTGCTTCTCTTTTTTCTTTGCTTCAGTTTTTAGTGCGTCTGCTTCTGTAGCAAGACGAGCCTGAATGAATGTTGCAAGACCGTTTGTAGTATTGTTTGAAAGTCCTGCTCGTACTGTAGCATTGATGTACTGCGACACATACTCGGATGCTTCACTCTTGTTGAATGAATCTAGTGCAGACTTCAAGTTCTTGGCTTCTGCTTCAATCTGTTTTGTGAGAACAGCAATCTGTTTTTCTTCTGCGGTTTGAAGCAAAAGATTTTTTGGTAGAGTTGGAACCTTGGCATCCACAACCCACACTCCTGTAGATGTTCCCATTGAAGGAACACCGGGCGACCATGATCCGCGCTCTTTAGGATCACCACTACCGCCCCACTTGGTGTGAAATACAATACCAAACTTAGCAGAGGCTACTTCCATGCCTGTGGGACTATCCGCAGGAACAGCGTAAGTAATAGTATTAGGACGGAAGGTAATGTAACTCTTGCCGTCAATAGTTTCTTTTTTCTTCTCGCCTTGTGTAAACAGCAGATCACCCCAAACCATGCCCCTGATGTTTAGTGGCTTCAGATACTTTAAAGCATCTATCAGTTTGGCTACCACACCACCTTCGTGGTTGGCTTTAATATCTGCTTCTGTATAGTTAACCTTTGAGGTTTTGCTGAAGAAAGACTTGGTAGCCACAAAGAACTTTTTAGTGTCAGGATGAATGCCTGCAATAAGAGCAGGAGCACCATCCCATTTTGTGGATACATTCAAAGATGGAACAGCCTTTCCTGTTGAGGAAACACCGCTAACAACATCTTTTAAAATTTTAATGGATGCCTGTAATCCCGCAAATCCCTGTTCAAACATACCGTCTTCAAGGTGGCTAATGTGCCCACCTTTGTTTTCTTTAACGGCTTCAGTTATAGATTGTGGTGTTGAAAAGGAATAAAAGTTCAGCATATAGCATATTTATGCTAAACTTCACTCCTCCTCTACCCATCTTGACCAAGTTTTTGGGCCCATATGGTCAATGATAGTCATTACAAGCATCTTCCTGTTAGGCACAATAGGAGGCTTGGCTAGCGGCATCTTGGCTTCTTGTGGGGTTCGGTTTGCCTTCTTGTAGTTGCACTTTCGGCAGGAAGCCACCACATTCTTCCATTCAAACTTACCACCACGGCTAGCAGGCATCACATGGTCAATAGTACCGTTAGCGGCATTCAAAGAACACCCACAATACTGACATTCAAACTTGTCACGCCTAAACACACCCTTGCGAGTGGCTCCCTTGATCCGATACGGCAAGTTAACATATTGCACCAACACGATTGCGGTGGGTAGTTCATAGTGCCCTCGGGGTGTAGGAATACGATAGAAGTCGTCGTGACCATAAGGCTTGGCGGCTTTACCTGAACATAGCAGGTTAACCGCTCGCTTCCAATCAATCACATTTAATACTTCCTCGCTAGCGTTTAGGAGGAGAACCTTCAAGGTTTAGCCCTTCAGAAGTTGAGGGTTAGTATCCTGTTCCATCTCTTGATTGAACAGATTGATTTCTTCCTGCTCATCCTTAATGATGGCATACACTTCGCCCTTGAAGCAAATAGCCAGTGCATCATCATTCTCTGTCATAAGAGTAATGTATCCACCAACAACTACACGATCACCCTTTTGAATTGGGAAAGGATCGGGCTGACGAGCAAAAGAAAAGTTTCTTCCATCGCCGCCAACAGGCTGAGGAGCAAATGGTTGCTGTCCTGCGGAATAAACAATTCCTTCAAAAGCCTCACCTGGCTTAATCTTGGTGCGATCAACTTTTACGATAACATAATCAGTATTTGGAATAAGCATTGTATTTTCTCCTTTAAGTATCTAGTAGGAGTGCCAGGATTCGAACCTGTTCCAACCGGGTATAAACCGATCTGGGCCAACCAAAGACCCCCCACTCCCATTATCCGTCAGTAGTCTGCTCCTTGACAATCAAGGCAGCGCGAGACTTTTTGTTTGCAACATGACCCGATTCTGTCTTGATGAGATAGTTACTCTTCTGTCTATCATCATCGTGACCCAAGCGATAGTTCACTTCCGTCATAACATTTCCATCAACAACAGAAGTGATGTTGCTAACAAGCATAGCAACAAGAGTCTCCGACAAGGCTGCTGCGTTAGCCTCGTTTGTGTTCAGGGGAATATCAATGTGAAGTCGGAACATGTGTATATTATATCTCTTATTGGTGTGTTGTCAAGACAGAGAAACAGATTTTTTTGCGTCTGATAATCAGTACTTCCGATACTCCACCCGGTAGCCGGTATGGGCTTCCACATCCTGCACATGAAGGCGAGCCTCTTCTTCGGTGAACTTCATGGTGTAGACCTCCACCAGTCGCCACCCGGTCTTGGTGCGGCTGTCAACCCGGTAGGTGGTGAACTGCCACCGAATCGGATCAGGGCATGGGGGAATGTCGGTGTTGGTTTCGGTGGTCATGGGGGTATTGTACCTTTCAGGGGTGGGGTGGTCAAGACCAATCAGCAAAATCTCTCTTTTTAAATTTTTCTCCCATACGCTCGCGGAAAGTTTTAAATTCCCCTGTTTGCTCTTCGTCTTCATCCTTAACTTCAGGCATATTAATAATACCTCGTTGCGCTGATTCATCCAAGTCAAAAAGTTTCATTTTGCTGCGATCAATACCAACCACGAATCGGCGATTTGCAGCAGGATCTGCATAACGATTCTTAAGTTGCTTAATCATAATTTGACCAAGCCCTTGAAGTTCTTCGGTTGAAACCAAAGCAAACATGAAATCTGCGGTTTGCGGCAAACCAAAAGATTCGCTCGTATCCGTCAATTCCACATCGCTGCTAGAGAATCCTGAACGATTGGTTTGTGTTGCAGTAAAGATAGGCACACCTGTTTCTACAGCAAGACCTCTCAATTCTTCTGCAATTGCCTTGATGAAAGTATAAGAATTCACCGTAGCACTCTGCTTCATGCGCGATGATGCACAGATATTCAGATAATCAATAAAGATTATTTCAGGAATAAAGTTCTTCTTTAAACGCAGTTCATCAAGAAGATGCTTGAAGTGCATAGCACTTGCTGTAGCGGTGGGATATTCTTTGATAATGAGTTTACCTGTAGTTCTTTCCATGATACGCTTCAATTTTCGGTCGTAGATATCCTTAGGCAAAGCCTTCAAATCATCTAGACTTGTATCCATAAGATTGGCATCAATTCGTTCAGCAATACGCTCTTCTGCCATTTCACAGGTGATGTACAACACATTCTTACCCTGCATAAGACAATTAGCCGCATGATGACAGAGGAACAAACTCTTGCCTACGCCCGTGCCTGCGAGACACACATTAAGAGTCTTGTAAGGCGTACCGTTGTTGGTAATCTTGTTCAGCAGATCAATATCAAACGGAATACGCTTCTCTACGGTATGATAGAAGTTGTATCGCTTGTCTGCGTCTTCAATAAAATCGTGACCGATATGAGTATCAAAACTAACTGCAAGAGCAGTAGAAAG